GGATTCGATGCGGGCTGGTAAGTCGCGGTCTTCAGAGCCAACGAATGAAACCTTGAAGTGTAACGCAGTCAAACGGCGCAGAATGGCTCCGCTTGGATCGGGGAAGGTGGGCAATTCGTTCGCAACCAACAGGATTCGTCCTGGCATCTGCGCGGTGAATCCGTCGCCGTAGATTTTACGCACGGGGATTTGGTCGCCGCCTGACCACGCTTTGATCTTGTCCGTGATCGCCTTGCCGTGTCCTTCGGACGAGTTCGCTTCTGGCATCAGAATGATCCGAGCGGACAAGAGCGGGAAGGTTCCGAACTCGCCCTGAACCGATTGCATCGTTGCGCTGGCCAGGGAATCTTCGCCAACGATTCCGCTCATGACTTTGGCGAAGGTCGATTTACCGGAGCCGGGGGCGCCGCAGAGAACAAAGATCACTTGAAACCGATTCTCAGCCAGGAGACTTGCGCCCATCATCTTGTGGGCGAGCCGCTGCTGGTCCGCGTCTGGCAAGGCTTCCGAGAAAAACTTACGGAGCGAGGGCGCAGTGGCGGACGGGTCGTAGTCGTAGGGGAGCACACTTTGGCAGAACAGATTCGGCGTGTTTTTGGCGAGAGCAACCGTCTTACTGTTCGACAACCATTCGGTGACGTTGAGGACGCCATTCTTGAACGCGATCAGATTTGGCGCAGGCCGTAGGTATTCTTTGCGCCGGCCAGGGCCTTCGGTGAGTTCAAACTGGGGTGGCATCACTTTCGGCAAGCAATAGACTTGGGTGTAACTCTTGACCGCTGACAGGATGCCTTTGATTTTCCGTTGGGGCAGGTGGCCACAGCGGAATGTGATTCGACTTTCCATCTCTTCGTCTGAAATGATGTAGTATTTTCCGCTGCGCCATTCGTAAAACATCTTGTGCATGCGGATCAGACCGCCCTCGGGGTAGTACAGGGCAAGGTATGTGACTGCGTCTTGCGTGTCGTTTTCACCGAGGATCACGGCGCTGACTTGGCCTGTGGCGGCATTGGCCGGCGTTTGGTCTTGCTGGTCCGCTTGGGCGGGCGCCAACGCGACTGGAGGCATTTGGCCCTGAGCAGCAATCTGAGCCTGGAGGATCGGAGCGAGCAGGGCCGATGTCGTCACGGGTCCGTGCAGAGTCCCTTGGTCTTCTTTGCTCCGTGCGGACTGGATCATCCGCTCGATTTCGCGGGAACCAGGTTCGCGGCCTTGCTCGATGAACAGTTCGGTGATGGTTTCAACGATGGTGTCGTCGTCGGCACCAACGCTGACTAGATCGCAAACGCACGCAACCGCATGGTGATGGCGGGATCCTTTGGCGCGTTGGGCCAGAACGTCGATGACAGCGGCCCTTATCTCGCCCGCTGATCCCTTGGCGGTTGACGTAGATTTAACCGGCGGCACCCATTCGGGGATCAAGTTGACATCGACCGTGTCCGCAACGATTCCATCCAGAATCTCCCAACGCGATTGGCCGGCGTGTGGATCAACGGCGCCATCGACGAAGATCGGATCCGCGAGGAACACGGGGTGACAAGCCGCTGCCCAGGGAGAAACATCGAGACCGGGAATCTGTGACCAATCGTAGGCGTGGAGCAGATCGCGGCGAATGTTCTGGCGGTCGTGGGGGGTCAGCAGGAACCAAAGGCGAAAGAAGCGAACGTCTTGGGCGGGATCGTCGCGGCTGGTCCACTGGCGGACGCAGGAGACTTCCTGGAGAAAGGGCGGCAAGATCACGTCAACGGGCGATCCATCGAAGTCGAGACAGAACGCTGTCAGATTGGTGTCAACGATGGCGCCGCACTCTTCAGGAGTATCTGCTTTGTTCAACGGTGAGTTCTTCAGGCGGCGCGTGATTCGTTTGCCTGGGTCAACGTCCGCAGGGATGTCGCCATGGACGTAGATGGCGTCCGAATGATCCGTCAGATTCTTGAGCAAGTCGGGAAGGTTGGTTGCGTTGGGCTGGCGGGAGAAGTGCCACCAGAAGACAGAAGCGCGAGGAAGCGGGCCAGTCGGCGAAATGTGTTTGCCTGTGAACTGACCGCTCGCGGGAGTGAGGAAGAGCATGGTTACATTCTTTCGGATTTTAGTTGTCAAACGGACATGAAGGCTTTTATGAACTCTTCCGCTTGCGTGGCGACGATAGCGTTACCATACCCGCGCAAACGTCCCACGCGGGAGGGAGCGCCATTAGCCAACGGGAATGTGCCGGGTTCAACTGGCCGCCACTTTCCATCCCGGCATCCGAGCCAGTCAGCATCTCTCCAGAAACCGTTAGTCGGGCCGGACCGTCCGATAGTGTCCACTTCGACATTGACGGCAGATCGTCCAGCCCGCCCTTCCGCGCTATCTCCGCCGCACAACCCTCCATCGTGCGCGAACCCTTCTCCCCGTCCGAGGATCGTGGAGTCGGCCATCCCGCAAAACAGACCGTCTCCTGCAAGTTTTTCTGGCGATTCTGGAAGAACCGTTTTTCCATCGCAGTCAGATCCTTGTATCCCCCGCGATCCGCATTGGCCGCATTCGGTGTCGGCCATCCAGCAAAACTTGCTACTTGCGGAAGGCTGACTGTTGCCTTCGATCCGTCCGCCCGGCGGCCTGTTGCACTCGCGCCTTTCGCCATCTGACTGCCGTCCGCGTTCCCGACTGTCGGAGTCGGCCAGGATGACAGAAATACTGTTTTTCGGCTGGAGTCTGTGTTTCCAGCCGCGTTGTATCCCTTCTGCGCAGGAGTTCCGGCCATCGGAGTCGGCCACCCAGTACAGTCGCTTTCGTTGGTGCGGCGCACCGAAACCACAAGCTGCGGTAACAGTCGCCCCAACGGTGTATAACGATCCTTCCAAGTCATTGCATACAAGGTCGAGCCAATCGATTCCGTCCTTGCCCGCAACTTGCTCCCCAAATACACAGTCAGGGTGGCACTGTGATATGAGCCAGTGGAACGCCGGCCAAAGATGCCGCTCGTCATCAAACCCAGCGCCTTTGCCTGCCGTGCTGAAAGGTTGGCATGGGCAGGATCCGGTCCAGACGGGGCGGTCGTCAGACCATCCGGCTTTTCGCAAGGCGTAGGACCAGACTCCGATACCGGCGAAGAAATGGCATTGAGTGAATCCGCTGAGGTCTGAGGGCAAGACATCTTCAATACTCCGTTCGTCAACGATGCCGTCCGCAATGTGTCCGGCTTTGATGAGTTCTCGCAACCATTGCGCTGCGAATGGGTCGATTTCGTTGTAGTAGGCGGTCATGGGGTGACGACACCACGAGTACGAATCTGATGCTTCAGTTGCGCCAGCCACAGCGGATCCGTGCTGCCACGTGGGACAAAGACCGGCGGCTTTATGGCGTCCAATGACTGCCGGGCGCCTTCGAGTGCGGCGCGGCCTTCGGCTGCATCACGCGCCAAACGGGCCTTTTGACGATGGGATTGCGGGGTAATCGGCATGTTACTTCCGGTAAAAGGGAGAAATGAAACCTTCTGAACGTACTGGCAATCCCGGCATACTGGGCACGGGGGTTGCCATGATGGCCTGCAATTTCTTCAGGCAAGCCTCCGCATCGGCAAGCGGAACCTCGCAGCCGATCTCATCGTGCGAGTGGAGAACGGGGTTTAGGCCCATTTTCTCCGCCGCGCACATGTTGTTCGCCTGGACATCGCGGTCAGCCGCTTGGACCAGGTTTTCAAGGACGGATCCGCCCCAGACGCTATCGGAAACCCACTGATGCGACTCGCCATCCTCGAACCAGTAATGAACCGACGGATTATCGAAACGATTGGGGGCGACGAAAGCGTGGTTGTAAGTCAGCCAACGGCCCGATGGCAAACGGAGGCGAAGGGCGGGGGCTTCAAAGCGGAAGGCGCAGGGGCCGGCGACGAAGTCCCGCCCAGGGGACCGCATGGCCGCCAACATTTGGCGGTCTATCAGGCGCCAGTATTCGACGACTTCGTGGTATTCGGCCCGCACTTTTGGAATGAGCATCTCGCAGATTTCAAGAGGTAACTTTGTTACCCCGTGCAATTTCTTCGGCCCGGTACCATAGGTCCAGCCGATACCGAACTTCTTGCCGAGGTCGCCGCGTTCTTCGGCGGTGATGGTTTCGGCGGGGCGCCCAAGGATCATAGCCGCTTGGTGCCGGTAGAAACCAGGGAACTTCTCGATCAACACCGTCAGTAGTTTGTCGCACCCTGACATCCAGGCGGTTGTCAGCGGTTCGATACTGGAGAGGTCAGCGATGACAAACGTATGGCCAGGTTTGGCGATGAAACAGCAACGGATCATGCCGGATAAAATGTCAAAGATTGATTTGGCGCCGTAGTAGAGCGCCAGGTTGTCGTAGGTCGATTGCGGGTCTTTTCCTTCCGCAATCAGTTGGCGGACAAGGATAACGTCTTTTTCTTTCAGCACTCCGCGTGGTAAGTTTTGAGTCTGTACGCCTCGCCCCGCCCAACGCATCGTGGTGTGAGCACCGCCATACTGATAGACCCAATGGACTCGATCTGTTTCGGGGTCTGCAAACAGAAGGATGCGGTCGAGTTTTGACAGCGAGGTTTTTCCCAACATTTGGCGAAGTTCTACGACTCGTCCGGCTTCCTCGTCTCCCTTTTCCACGATCTGCGGGATGATCTTTTCGGCCATGGCTTTCTTGTCCATGCCGCCTTTTTCATAGACGGCTACGATGCCCCTGGACGACAACCACGTGGCCATCCCGCGCAGATCGGTGCCGCCTGAGACTTGGCCATCCGTCAGATCCCGCAACTCTTTGCGAAGGTGCGCCATGTTCACTTCGCGCACGTCGATGAGTTTCTGAACGAACGGGCGGTCGATCATCAGCCCACGGTCGTTCACTGAGGCATCGGTACGAATGATTTCGGTTTCGACCGGAGTTGCAGGCGGGAGAAGACACGAGATTTCGTTTTCTGACTTCGTGTCTGTAACGCAATACTCTAGCAATCTGGCAACGTTCTCGGGCGTGTGGTGCCGCCAGGGATCTTTGAGGTTCTTTGTGATCCGTGCGGGCTTGCACATTTTCAGCATCAGATCGTGTCCCTCCATGTCCTTTTGGATTTTGACACGAAGGACACGCCCGGCGGCTTCGAGACTGCCGGGAATGTTTGCTGTGTAGCAGCGGTGCATCGTATCGTCCCACCGTTCAACGGGCGGACACGCAGGCCATCCATGGTGAACGGTGAAACAATGCCTCCACATGAGGCGATCGAAAGCCATCACGTTCATCCCACGAAAAATAACATCAGGATCCGCTAAGACTGCTCGGAACTCGGGGAACATCGGTTCCAAGATGGTCCACGTCAGAACTTGTGGCCCAT